CCAGAGTTATTAACAGCGGCAAAAATGAACAAGCAAAAGCCAACGATCACAATAATAATGAATGCCGATAGCGCGATTGTCTCAAGCGTTTTTTCCAAAGCCGCAGACGCACGAATTTTCTCACGCTCTTTTTCTTGTATGCGCATTTTCTCTTCACGCTGTGCATTATTAAAATGGGCAATGATCTCATCGTAGCATGTCGGCCCAAAGCGCATATTTATTAGCAATTTTGCGTCAGCGAGCGTTTCGCGGATTTTGCGTTTCTCAATCACATGATCAATTGAGCTTTGCAACGAAATGCCAACAGAACCTTTTGAAGACTGGTCTTTGTTCAAAGCTTGCTCAGACTGTAACAGCTTTGAAATATGCCCGGCCACTGTGCCTAAATCTTCACAGTCTTGAAGCCGTTCCTTGCACCATTTTATTGAGGCAGACGCAGCACTAATTGCCGCTAAAGCAGTTGTGATAGGCTCCATGATGTGTCTCGATTTTTAGATGCGGTCAGCTACAAGCAGCACGATGAGTGCGGCTGCTTGGCCAATGAGGATATGCTCCAGCCGCTTGATGCGTAAGATCGTTTCTTTCCAACGCTCAGCACAGACTGCCTCATGTGTGTCGATCTGCGCTTGCACAGATATAGCGGTGGGCTTTGCCATCAAGCGTAAGGGCTATCGCCAAGAACACTTGTATCCCAAGCCGCTTTTAGCTTTGCAATCGTGTCTGCGCTGTCAATTGCAGATGCGGCTGGCGCATCGCGCAGGGCAGCTTTCTTGGTGACTGATGCAGACTTTGCAGATGCGTCATCAGCTTCTAGCGCCTTCATGTACACGACATCCTCTGCCGCCAACAGGGGCGCACGAACCTCGCGGATTTTGTCTTTGAAAATAACCTTGGCAGCGGTTATGTCTTCAGTAATGACCGTGCCGTCTAATGACCATGCGCCACGAAAATGGCGGTCTGATGGAACTGTCGCTGTAGACGCATCAATTTGATTACCGTCCTTATCAACGATGTAGGTGGTTGCCATGAGATTTCTCCTATGCGGCTATGTTGTGATCTGTGGCTAATTCTTCTGAAATCTTCCATGCGTTGCGCCACTCGCGGGTTGCTGGAAGCTGCTCTTTACGGCATATAACCATCTTGGGTTTGTTGCCTTCGTTCCATGTCTGCCAAATGTGCTGTGGAATATCCTTCATAATGAGATAATTTACCCACCCGCCATATGGGCCAGTGGTTTCTGTCATTGGGCCAACAGGCTCTGTGTTATGCAGTAAATAGCCTCTCGTATGCTTTACAAAGTCAGGCTGCGCCTCATCCTTTGCAAGCTCCCAATAGCTTTCAACCGGTGGCAATACGCCCCCATTTTCGGCTGCGGCAACCCAATTTAAGTCTGGAACGAGGATTTTGGCAGGAGCATCCATATCGTTTGGGTCTTCAAAAACAATTCGGATATCTGACTGCACACCGTCTAGCGTTTCTTTAGCCCAGCATAGTCTGTCGAATAGGTGTACGCCTTTAAACTGTGGGGTCACTGTCATGCAAGGTCTCCCAAGACTTGTGTGCAATTTTCCTCAGTGTCGAGATTTCCGCCACCGGCGTTAACTGTAAAAAATTGAGTTGCTGAAGCAGTTTTATCAGCGTGAGTATGGTACAAATTAACCATTGTTGTTGAAAAGGTACTTTCCGCTTGTCCCACAAAACTATAATGCAAGTTGTTAAAAGAAGTAGAATAATTTTGCCTACCGGTTGCGGATGTAACATCAGTCAAAGACGATACGTTTAGACTATCGTCAATCGCAGTGTTGTCACCAACGCAAGTAAGCCAAGCCTTCGAACTACCATTCACCACATACTTTGTGTCTATGACATTTGGTATAGTAACACTAGCACCATCCACAGTTTCAGTTGTGGTAGTGCCTTCAATCTGGTCTGCTACAATTTTTCCAGCCATTACAAAATATCTCCTGCAAGCATACAACTCACATCTTCATCAGAACCACCTGCAATAACTCTAAAATGTTTTACTGAAGTTGTGGGTGTAGCATCGTTAACCAAAGTCCTGTCTCCAGTAGTCGCGCCATCTCGATTACCGGCAGACCCAGCAAAGGCGTAAGCAGCATTTGAAAAATGGTTTGAAAAATTTAATTCAAATTGCAAAGCACCGCCATCACCGATTGACGAAATGTTTAGACTGTCTCCTGTACCGCTATTTCTTTTTATTGGTGGATTTGTGTCATCAATAGAGACCCACGCTTTTATCAGACCATTTTCAAGAGGCTGAGTAGCAGTAGCACCAACAGTAACGGTGACAGTCTTAGCAGCGGTCTTGCCTTTTAGATTGTCTACTGTAAGAGTACTCATGCTAGGTCTCCTGTTACCATCACATAGACTGCAAATACATCTACTTCCGCGGCATTACTACCGGCAGTAGAAGCAAGATTAACGAAAAACTGAATTTCGGCTGCACTCAATGCTCTAAATGTTCCACCAGTTGATGTTCCTATGTCAGCGTGTACTCCACCTCTACTTGAATTTGCGTAGAATTGGGTATTATCCAATGAATTATAAACACTTGCCATTGCACATTTATCTGTTGAAGAACCAAAATCAGTAATAAACGTAGAGTGGTATCTTCCAGTTGTTTCATCTACTAAACTACTTTGATTAAGTGACCCTTTTGTTTGTTCATTGACAGCATCATAAGTTACCCAAAACTTTGTGGCCTGTTGCTTAGTCAGCGTAACAGGGCTAGTGCCATCCGATGCAACAATCGTATCTGCTTTTAATGTACTCATTTAAACCACCGTGTAAGTTTCGCCGGAGCCGACTGTGACCGTGATCCCGCTGTTTATTGTGATTGGCCCCGCACTCATAGCATTTTTGCCATTCGTAATGGTGTAATCAGCCGTGACCGTCTGACCGTTTTCGTAGAACACCTCATCGCTGCCACCGCCAGTTGCGCCAGCCGCTGATGCGGCTTCAAGTGAAATCGTTGATGATGAGTTATCAAAAGTAAGAACAAAGTTGTCTTGGCTTGCACCAACCGTTTGATCAACATCAAAGGTAAAGTTGCCTAAAGCCACATTACCAGTTCCATTTGGCACAATGCTTATTGTGGCATTTGATGTGGAAACAATATTGTTACCATTAACATCCAGCGCACCGCCTAATTGCGGAGATGAATCATTCACCAAGTCTAAGCTTGAAGCATCAGCGCCACTGTAACTAAATTGAACAGTTATACCGTCACTGTTGCTAAATGTTCCATTTGATGCAACGTGAGTAACAGGAACCTTTGTGTAACCAGAAGCATCTGTGACAGCACCAGTTACCTTAAAAAATGCAAACGTAGATGCTGTGCCTTCTTTAGTAATCAGCAACGTGCCTCTGGCTACCGCATTGTTGATATCATCAAACGATTGGATGAAGCCACTAATGTCTACACCGTTATCATCTGCATCATCGATAAATAATACTGTTACAGAACTTAACGTACCATTATTAAAAGCAACTTTTCCGGTGCCGGGGTCAGCATCAGATGTACTATTGCTAAAGGTCAAAGCTAATCCAGCATTAGACCCAGCAATACCAGCGGAGCCTGTGCTGCCAGTGGCACCTGTGTTGCCTGTCACAAGCCCAAAGGCCAACGCTAGTGCGCCGCTGCTTGCAGTATAGGTTGCGCTTGCTGTAGGGGTTCCACCAGCACTCACTGACGATACAGATGCTGTTACTGTGTCAACTGTACCCTCAGTGACCGTCAGCTCACCGCTGCTATCGAATGCTAAAATTTTGGACGCCCGGTCTGTTGCACTATTTGTAAATTCAGTGCTTGTCATTGTGTTTGTGCGTGAAAGCTTGATAGTGCGGTCTAGCTCTTCATCATGTTGCTGAACCATCCGCACCAAACGATCAAGCGCTGTTTCAAAGCTTGAAGCCGGGAATGGATCGTTAGCCACAAGATCAAGCGTCTGCGTGTTACTTAGCTCTGATCTGATAACAACAGTCTCACCACTTGCCGGGCGCTGGTCTGTCAAAGAATAATGCGCGTCAGAGCTGGTTCCGGTATTGAATTTAAACAGGACTGTGCCGCCAGAAGACGCGCCAGCGCCGGTAACAACATAATGGGTGTTGAGTGTCTTGGTTGTTTCAGTGCCAGCCGCTGAGCGCACAATGACCGTTAAATCCGCATCTGCAAAGATAGGGAAGTCATACACAAATGAATGCGCTGTTCCATTGCCAAGACCTGACTTGGTGATATTTGTGGTGCTGATTGTCAT